TATCTGCTTAAACAGTAATGTATCATCACCGACAGATGCAGTTCTTTCAATCCGTATCTCGTAGTAACGTTTTGCATAAACGATTGTCTTGGCAACTTCTTTGTTCTTTATCAGTATTTCATATTGCTTCTCAGGAACAATCTTTTCTTCAACCTTACTCTTTGAATCAACTGCTTTTGAATAAAGAATCTGCTGTTGTTCTGCAAGCGTCTGCTTAGCCATCTCCTGCGCTTTTGTGATTTCAAGCTCAGCACGTGCCTGGATAACTTCACCTTTCTCAACCCCCTCTTTCAATTCAGCCGCTTTCTCCTGCACCTGCACTTGTAACTCACGGGTCAATTCTTCTATCTGTATTTCAATCTCTGCCCTAATCGCTTTTAAGTCTTTCTCAGATGGAAGAATCTTAATGAATACTTTGTAATACGGGACACGTATTTTACGGTAAACCTGAAAATACGGAATAATATCATCTTCCCTACCGTCTTTTGCCAGAAGCCCTTCAGTAGAATCCTGCTCCTGATATGAAATAGATCTTTCAAGATCCCGTTCGCTCGAAACATTTCTATCAGTAACACCTTTAGCTTTTAATATCTTGCTCTTAAACTGAGGAAGCATGTCTATCAATTGATGCCTCGGAAAGTCACCTTTAATAATTTTAAATAAAGCGTCACGCTCAAGAGGATCATGGCTCATTGGATCAACCCATACCCTAAATGGATTCTCCGACCGGAACATTACTTCACCCATGCCACGATCAGCATTAGGGTCGACGTACAAATGGAAATATCCTTTGGACTTCCGGAAACTATTATCGATGATCTGAGAATACTGTAATCCACCATCTGATATATACCAGAAATAATCAGACATCGTTGAGAATACATGAGCAATATCTATGTCACTACCGTCTGCTCCAATTCCATTCCACCTTGGATTATTAGCAGTTACAAAGTACTTCATCAGTCCAATTACAGGACTGATCATATCCACAGTGAATGTAGGCATACCGCTTGCTTCAAGTTGATCAATCTCCTTTTTCGATAGTTGCTCACCTATTGAATATTCGTAAGACTGCTGCTCACCTCGCTGCCATCTCCTACGTTGAGAATTATTGGCACTATTGAATAACTTACGATTATTCTCTGCTATTACTCTACCCGACTCTGGCATTGAATACTCCTTTCCAATTTCTAACTCTTGGTTTTTGTATGTGATACTCGTTGGTTCCTGTCCTCACTTTTAAATCACAAGGATACGCATTGGCACAAGCTATATGAAGTGCATCCAGCGTATCATCATGTGCCATCTGTGACCCAAACTTTACAATCTCATCAATTAGAGCGTACTGGTTCTCAAGTAAATAAATCCCACCAGAAGCAAATCTCCAATTCAAAGTACTGTATATCCGATCTCTCTTATCTACTGTCACCATCGGAGGATACGGCTTAATACTCAAACTCGTATTCAATCTACGTTGCTCTGCATAAACCGCCTGAAACACACCTCTCGTCATTGCGACATCTTCAACAGCCGTATGAACAGCATGATAAAACTGATGCAATTCAAAGATATAATCCACTACACCTTTTTTATCTATTATCATACCATCTGTTCCACGCAAACCAAGAGTAGGAATACTCCGGTGTCGTTCATAATGCAGTACGTAAACAGTATTATTAGCATCAACAGCTATGTAAAGAATGACCGAATAATCCGACCGCTTTGTCTTTATATCAGTTGCGGGATCGACTCCACCAAAAATATTCACTGGCTTCCGGATACCATCTACCGTAAGATAATTCACACCTTGCTCATGCTCATAAGTACCTTTGTGAAATTTAAGTGCCTTACGCCCGATAAGAGCATCTTCCTCATGCTGTACTTCTAATTCATATTCCTGATAATACCCGGCAAGTTCTCCACGTATCTTATACCGTGACTTAATTTCTTCTAATTTTTCCTGTGACTTATAAGCTTCCCATAAGACTCCCCCAGGTAATTCAGGCTGAGTACTCTTATATGCAATGACACGCCAGGGGAACCCCTTTTGCGCTCTATCCCGTGCCTCCAGTTCCTCTGGATCATTCGTATATAAAAGCGGATTACTGCCGCCTTCTTCCTCTACAGCAGTTGTCCATTGATCAAGAAGATTCTGAGTAAGGTCGTCAAAATGTACAGGTGTGCCACTGTAAAACAATCGTCTACCCGGCTTAGTATTATCTATAGCAGGTAGTATACCGTTTGTAATATTATCAGCAACCTTATCCCGACTATTCTGAGTAATCGTGTTTTCTTCATTAAAACAATCATCGCAAAAGACACCGCTATAACGGACAGCCCCTTCTTTAATAGTCGCCATCGTATCACCACGCATAGAATTCGTATTAGAACTTGATACTAAACGGCAATCATTTGAAGTTGTGACTTCTTCCTGATTCCATGTATTACCACGCAACTTGCCAAAGTAATATATTATATTGGGATTGTACTCTAAATTAACTTTTATATAATTAACGTTCTGTACGGATTTCCGTTGAGACTTAGATACCCATCCGTAAAACAATCTATCTCTATCTTTTACAAATCCCCACTCAAATGCTTTGGATGCGAAACAGATACCATGTAAGATTCTGGCTTTCGTGATCGTAGTTTTCCCGGAATCCCTGGGGAGTATAAATACACATGGTTTATTGGAAGGAGAGAGTAATTCAGCAGCCATCTCCCGATGATGTATAGGAGTAGGCTTAGTCTTTAAGAAGTCACCTGATAAGAATAGCTTACCAAACGCAATTAAATTACCAAAGGCGGCAACAAGATTACGTTCTTCTTCAGCTACGTTACGGAGATTTATGTTCGCCATTGTCATCCTTGACTTCTACCGCATTGTCATCCTTGACTTCTACGGCTGATGTTTCGTAATCTGCCTCATCTAAAGCACCGGATCCTAATTGACCCATCATAATACCAGCGGCTAGTCTATTTGGAGTTGCAGTCTTACGAGTGCCGATAATGTCACCCAGCTCCGAATTAACCTTAAATTTAAAATCCTCATCTTTAGATTCTTCCATCATAGTCTTAAAATTCTTGAGAATAAACTTATGGTCAATCTTTAATTCTTCTGCCGCTTGTTTAATTTCATCTGACATTTTATTTTTAAACCTTTCCTGGCTAAGTAATAAAAACGCATATTTTTTAGATGCTCTCGGATTTTTATTCTTCCAAATTTTCATATAAGCTTCTACCGGATCAAGCCTCGATAAAACAAGAACCCAGAATTTTAACTCATTATATGTCATATTTTTACGAGCACCTATAATTTCCTCACGGTTCCCTCTATAATTATCATTTCGAGGAATACGAACATTACCAGTGATTTTATTCTTATAAAAAAAACGATAACGACTTACACCCTTATGCAGGTCTAAGTCAGTATCCAGAAAACAATCTTTTGACTTCGTGAAACTCCCTACAGCAGTACGGCAATATCCTTTAGCTACAGGAGACTTGCTTACAAAATCAGTAGCATGTGGCAAATTATCTTTATTATAAAGAATCTGGCAAACACCTCCATCATCCGCAAGCACCCAATCACCTTTTATACAATCTTGCCAATCCTCTACTAATTTTGGTACAACCTGATGATTCTTTAAAAAATATTGCTCAAACTCTTTTCTATCTTTAAAAATAAAGTGGTCAGTAAGACATCCCGTAGACCTATGTTTAATAGTTACTATTTCCATGAGACTAATATAATGGTGTAATTTGCAAAAATCAAGTCTATAACCTTGAAAAATATAAAATATCAAGGCAATGACCTTGATTTTTAGTTCAAAAGTGGGTATTTTAAGAGCGAAAGGGGAGAAAAATGTTTAAAAAGAGACCTACCACTAACTTTTTTGGCTCAGCAGTGAAAAATCAGAGAATTGCACGAAACATCTCATTGAATGATTTTGCTAAACTTTTAGAGTACGATCCGGGGAATTGGCACAAGGTAGAATCAGGTAAACTTAAACCACCTGGACACCTCGTTGAGAAATCTTCGATACTATTAGGATACAGTCATTTAGGGATAGAAAGAGTAAAGCAATTGGCGAGAAGGGATTACTTGCCTGAAGAACTTTGGTGACACTACGGTAGACAATTAATTTTAATCCAATTAAGCGCATCGTTAAAGATTTCCCATTGATTCCTGCCTTCAATTTCATATATTTCTTTTTCATGCCCACCCTCACCCTCAGCAATTTCATCAATCACAATAATCCGATAATCAAAACTATCTTCAATTCGGCAAATTATTATAGAAAGATGCGCTAATTCACCTTCAGGATCATTTGTCCATTTTAACATCATTCTCCCCTCCAAACATAAAACCAACATAGCGGTACAAAGGTAAACAGTGACCGCCTGAAACTATCATTTATTATCTGTTCATAACTTGCGCCCATCTTAGTATGATCTAAGCATAAATAAAGTACAGCGTTGCCTACGAACATAGCTATGATCAATAACCCTAATC